GCGCTTGCAAAGGAGATCGAAATACAAGCGCGCCTAAACGGTCTTACTTACGACGCAACCGCGTCAATACGCGACCTTCGGAAAGAACAGGCAGCGCAGGCGAAGGAAAGGCGCGATCAGCTTGAAGAATTAACCCGGATGACAAACGACTTCCTGCGCTCAATACAAAAGCTTCAGGATGACCAATTGACGGGCTTTGGAAAGATACAGGCAGCAGAACGCGAAGCCCTGCGCCTTATCGACGAAGAAGAAAAGGCGCTGCGCAAAGCCTACGCCGAAAGGCGCGTTATGTTCGACCTTGACGACGAACTGGCGCAAAAGCGCCTATTGACGCAACAACTATTCGCTGAACAAACGCGAAAGCTCGCGAATGAAATTCAAATGGCGGAATATGCGCGCCTTAACGCCGTCGCAGAAGAAGAACGCGAGTCTGTCCAACGTCGCCTTACCGCCGTCACGGAACTTGCCGAAAAGCAGGCCGGACTTCAGGATAGCGAATTGAAGCGCCTTGCCGTAATTGCACAAGGGTATCAAACGCAACTTCGCTTAGCGCAGGAATTCTTTTTAGCAGGTCAATTAAGCGCGTCCGACGTTATGCAGATACGCCGCAATGCAGACGCAGCGATAAAAGCCTATGAAGACGCGGTAAGCGACAACCGATTGACCTTCCTTGAAAGCTTTAAGGCGAAGCTATTGAAGGCGCTTGCTTTGTCGCCTCAAGAAGCACAGGCGATACAAGGCGCATTAAACAACGCCCTTAGCGCTTCCTTCAGTCTTATCGAACAACTGAATAACGAACGCCTTGCGCGCCTTGACGCCGAAATTGAGCGCATCGACAAGCGCATAGAGCAAGCGCAAAGCGCAGTCGAAGAGGAGCGCCAGCGCGCGCAGGAAGGATACGCGAATAACCTGCGCCTTGCAGAAGAAAACCTACTGAAGGAGCAGGAATTGCGACGCAAAGCGCTTGAAGAACGCGCTGCGCTTGAAGCGAAGGCAGCGCGCCAACAACTTGCAATCGACGCCGCGCAGCAGGCAAGTAGCGTCGTTTCTTCAATAGCGAATGTCCTTGCGCTTGAAACCAAAACGAAAGGCGCGGTAGGCGCAATCATCGCCCTTTCTTCTATTGCGCTTATCGCGTCGATAATGGCGAAAGCGCGGGCAATCGCGCAGCAACAACGCGAAGCGGTGCAAGGCTTTGCGACCGGTACGGAATACGTACAAGGCGCGGGAACGACCACAAGCGATTCAATTCCGGCGCGCTTGTCCGTCGGGGAGCGCGTCGTCCCTGCCGACCTGAACGCGAAGTTAGGCGGAAAGGCACTACCCAATAGTCGACTTATCGAACTTGTCGAACTGGGGAAGCAAATGCAGCGCCTTCCGATCGTCGACACCAATAACATCGCAGGCGTCGTTCAGGCGCTTACAAGCGCGATGCAGCAGGCGAATGAGGCGCAAAGGCGCGAACAACTTGCAGCGATCAAAGAGGCGACGTTACAGGCAGCAGGAAGGAACGCGGCGGAAATCATCGAATATATGAAGTCGCGCCCGGTCGAATATCCGACGCAGGAAGGGCGCGTTGTCGAATGGAAGGACGGGGCGGTGTTGAGGCGGACGGTGATAAAAAAGGACTAACAAAAGCGCCCGCGCCTAACAACGCCGGGCGCTTTTCCTTTTTATTCCTTACCTTTGAAGAAAAAACATCATGCCTAAAAAATTAGACCGCTGCGTTGCGCAGGTAAAAAAGCAAGGAAAGGACACATCAAGCGCCTACGCTATTTGCACCAACGCCCTGAAGAAAACGTCGAAGGCGACTAAACCAAAACCGAAAAAGTATGCTTAAAGTATATCTTGACGCCGGACACGGCGGATTAAAGAACGGGCGCTATACGCCCGCGCCAAGTAAGCAATTCCAGCACAAGAACGGAAAGGAATATCACGGGCAAGGCTGGTTTTTCGAAGGCGTATTTAACCGCTCCGTCGTTTCTTCCTTAGAAAGCCTTTTGCGCGGTCACGAAGTGCCTTTTCTGACCGTCAGTCATCCGACGGATGATATAAGCCTATCCGCGCGGGTAAAGCGCGCTAACGACGATTTCCGCACCCTTCAGCCCGGCACGCAGGCGCTTTACGTTTCCGTCCATGCGAACGCATCGCCGACTCACCGCGCCTTTGGTGCTGAAGTCTTTTCACTGCGCAGCACAGGCGCAGCAGCGCGGGCGGCGAAGGCGTTTGAAAAGGCTTTCATAAAGCATTATTCAGAACGCCAATGGCGCGACTGTAAGCAGGCGCAATTCTATGTGCTTCTCAATACGATCATGCCTGCGATCTTAACCGAAAATTTCTTTTTCGATAATCCGACCGACGCGGATATAATGATCAGCGACTATGACCGTATAGCGCGGGTACATTTTGACGCTATTCAAAGCTATTACGATACTTTACTTTAAATCGCCTACAATGAAAGCAATTTATTTTTTGATACTTTCCCTTGTTTTTTCCGGCTGCGCTTCCGTAAGCGAAGTAACATCGCCTATGCGACACATGAAGCATTGTCACTATAACTTTTTTGCGCCTATCGCCGAAGCGAAGTATTACGACCTTACAAGGCAAGGCTATAATCACCGCGAAGCGCGCGATAGTACGATAAGGTATACCGGGCGCGTTCAACTTAACGTAAGTTACGACTTTCTGGAGCAGTGCGTTTGTAAGCCGTGGAATTGCGACGCCTACTATGAAGCTAATCCGAACAACCACACTAAAAAGCAATGGAATGAATAAGCAAGAATACGAACGAATGTTCCTGAAGATCTTAGCGGTAGCCTTTGCGCTTTTCGCGCTACTGGCTTACGTCGTTTTATTTATCATAAACTACGCGAAAGATGCCTAAATTTAATGGCGCAAAGATTATGCGCAGCGAAGCAAAGGGAAAGAAATACGCCGCTATCCTTCCGTCTGGAAAGAAAGTAAATTTCGGGGCGTCCGGATATACCATAAAGCCCGGAACGCCCGCAGGCGATAGCTATTGCGCGCGAAGCGCTGGGATTAAGGGCGGACAAGGGAAGGAAAGCGCTAACTATTGGGCGCGGCAACTATGGAGCTGTAAGGGAAGTAAAAGCGTTTCAAAGCGCCCTTTCTTTGGGCGTATTGATCTGCCTTAAAGATTTAGCAAATAGTTTATTGGTATAGGTGTTTAGGCGTCGCAAGGCAATTGCGGCGCTTTTTTTTTGCAAAAAGTTGTAAATAAATTTGCACGTTAAAATTATTGGGCTTATCTTTGTAATATCAAATAACAATTAAACAATCAGACAATGAACTACGAAAATTTCAAAATCGCTTACAACCAAATGATAAATAGCTACGCTTCAATTTCGGATGTAGTGTTACCGCACCACAATGATATTATGCACGCTTTGATCGCAGTAAGGAAAGAGCGTCACGACGTATCAGCAGAAGATTTTACTAAATTAGTTTACAATAAATATTGCGCAATTACAGGCGTAACAAAATAAACGACTATGCAGGTAGGACAAATCATCGAAGTAGTGCGCTTACGTCCGGGGCTTACGAAAGTCCCCTTTCGCGCGCAGATCGTCGAAACGACAATAACCGGATTTCAGGCGCGCCCGATGGACGACCACGCGCCTACGATCGGAAAGATAGATTTCAACCGAATCGGAATATCGACCGACGGACGGTTCAAGGTCAACGAAGGTATTAACTTCACGACCGGGTAAGAAAGTGAGTGGTTTTTTTCATGTGTAACATTTTGGCAGCGTCGACTTAGGCGCTGCCTTTTTAAAAAATCAAAACAATGGATTACAAAGACTTTTTGCTTACCAAAGCAAAGGCGCAACGCGCCAGCGGATTTGAAATTGACGAAAATCAATTGAATCCAAATCTATTCCCGTTCCAAAAGCATATTGTCAAAAAGGCGCTGCGGGCTGGCAAGTATGCAATTTTTGCAGATTGCGGTCTTGGCAAGACCTTGATGCAATTGGAATTTGCTAATCAAGTATGCAGACATACAGGCGGAAAAGCATTAATACTTGCTCCGCTTGCTGTATCAGGACAAACGATACAGGAAGGCGCTAAATTCGGTATTCCTGTTTGTAAGGCGTCTGAAACAACTGCGGATATTCATATTACCAACTATGAGCAGTTGGACAATATCGACGCTTCGCAATACACTGCAATAGTACTTGACGAATCTTCAATACTGAAGAACTTTCAAGGCGCTACCAAAAAGGCAATACTTGAGACATTTAAAAATACGCCATATAAGCTTGCCTGTACTGCGACACCATCGCCTAACGATACAATGGAATTAGGCAATCATGCTGACTTTTTAGACGTAATGAAAAGCAATGAAATACTTGCTATGTATTTTGTTCACGACGGCGGTAATACTCAAAAATGGCGCTTGAAAGGTCACGCAATTGAGCAATTTTATCAATTCGTAGCGTCATGGGCGACTATGATTAATAATCCGAACAACATAGGATTCCCTATGGACGGATACGATCTTCCTGAATTGAATTTACATGAACGACGGATAGAAACAGACAAAAAGGAAAATGGACTTTTGTTCAACGAAACGGCGGTAAGTGCAATAGATTTTAATCAAGAATTGAGACTAACTAAAATACCTCGCCTTGAGCAGGCGGCGGCGCTTGTGAACGCATCTGCCGACAATTGGATTATATGGATAAAGCAGAATGAAGAGGGCGAATTGCTCAGGAAGTTAATTCCTGAAGCTATTGAAGTAAAAGGCAGCGATACACCGGAATATAAAGAAAAGATGCTGTTAGGCTTTGCAAATAATGAATTCCGGGTGCTGATCACTAAAGCGAAAATCGCGCAATTTGGATTGAATTATCAGAATTGCAACAATCAGATATTCGCCTCGCTTGATTTTTCGTTTGAGGGGCTTTATCAAGCGATCCGGCGCTCTTATCGTTTTGGTCAAAAGAACCAAGTAAACATTTATCTTATTACTACCGACACAATGCAGAATGTGATTGAGTCGATAAACAGGAAACAACAACAATTTAACGAAATGCAAAAAATGATGGAACAAGCAATGAATCAAGACGTCTATCAGTCTGTAAGTTTTGTAAACGGCGGAGAGTGCGTACAGACGGCGCAATACGATATTCGCCGTGGCGATTGTGTTCAATTGATCGCAGACATAAAAGATGAAAGTGTAGGCTTCAGCGTATTTAGCCCGCCCTTTGCCGAACTTTACACATATTCTTCTCACATTGAAGATATGGGCAATAGCAAGGACTATAAAGAATTCATGCAGCAATTTGGGTATCTTGCTAAAGAATTATTTAGAGTCATGCAACAAGGGCGCAATATCGCTGTACATTGCATGGATTTGCCTATTCGCAAAAGTCAAGAAGGGCATATTGGATTGCGCGACTTTTCCGGAATGCTGGTATCTTTATTTGAGTCTGTCGGATTTATTTATCATTCGCGCGTTACTATTTGGAAAGATCCGGTCGTGCAAATGCAGCGGACTAAAGCGCTGGGGCTTTTACATAAGCAGGTAAAGAAAGATAGCACAATGTCATGTGTCGGATTGCCCGACTATATACTTGTATTTCGGAAAGACGGCGAACGTAACAATCCGGTAAGGAATGAAAATTTACCGGTCGACCTTTGGCAGAAGTACGCTTCGCCGGTATGGTATGACATCGACTATGGCGATACACTTCAGGGCTTTAGGAACGCTCGCGACGAAAAAGACGAAAAACATATTGCTCCCTTACAGCTTCAGACAATTGAACGCCTTATCCATTTATACAGCAACGAGGGCGATACCGTGCTAACGCCTTTCTTAGGCATTGGTAGCGAAGTATACCAAGCTGTAAAAATGAAGCGCAAAGGCATCGGTTTTGAATTAAAGGAATCGTACTTCCAGCAGGCAAAAAGCAACATCGCTCAGGCGGTAAACAGCCTTAGTCAGACCTCATTGTTTTGATTTCCATATTCCATTTTCAAGGCGGCGCTTCAACGGCGCTGCCTTTTTTTTGTTATATTTGCAATAAACGACCGTAAAAATTGAACACAATAAAAAGATGAAGAAACCGAGCCGCGAAGTTTTGCACGAAATTATCATAAAAAGCTACGGGAATTTAACGACCGTATCTAAGTCTTTCGACGCCTCTCGTACAACCATAATGAAATGGATTGACGACTACGAACTGCGAGACGTCGTTCAGCAGGGGCGCGATCACCTATTGGACGTCGCTGAAGATATGCTGGCGAAAAAGATAAAAGACGGGGATACTGCGACGCTTATTTTCTTCCTAAAAACACAAGGCAAAAAGCGCGGATATATCGAACGTCAAGAACTGACAGGCGCTGAAGAAAAACCGCTTTTCGACGGTCTGAATGTCAAGATAGTAAAATGACCTTAGAGGCGACAAGCGTTTTTGAACAATCCTATAATAGTAAGGCGCGTGTCGTCGTTCACCGGGGCGGAACACGCTCCAGCAAGACACATTCGATTGCGCAACAGATAATAATCTGGCTACTAACCGGAAATATCCGTAACGGCGAAGCGATACCGACCGGGCGCGCCGCGATTGTACGAAAGTATCGAACTACGCTAAAGAACACCGTCGAATCGGACTTTATTAACTTGCTTTTCGCCCTTGACGTATATAAACACGTCGAACATAACAAAACGAATAAGACATTTAGGTACGTCAATCGCGAAGTCGTATTTATAGGCGCAGACGACCAACAGAAACTTAGGGGCTTTCAATGCGACATCCTATGGTGCAATGAAGCGAATGAGCTTACCTACGAATTAGAATTCTTCCAACTTTTCATCCGAACTAAGGCGCTTGTAATCATCGACTTCAACCCGTCCGACCCTTACGTATGGGTAAATGAAAAGATAGAGATTGAAAGACAGCGCGAATACAACGACGTCGAAATAATCGTTTCGACATACAAAAATAACCCTTACCTTCCCGACCTTCAGCGCGCCGAAATAGAGCGCCTTGAAACGACCGACAGCGCGCTTTGGCGCGTCTACGGACTAGGCGAATACGGAAAGATAGAAGGACTTATTTACCCGAACTTTACGATCGTCGACGCCTTCCCGGACGCGGTCGCCCACAAAGGCATCGGCCTTGACTTCGGTTTCGGCGCAGATCCGGCGGCAGCCGTCCTTTGCGGCGTCGTCAATAAAACCGACCTGTATATCGACGAATTGCTTTACGCCCACAATCTGACCAACGACGACCTCAGTAACGAATTAAAGGCGCGGACGTCTGTCGCTATTCCTATTTACGCTGATAGCGCAGACCCGAAAAGCATTAAGGAAATTCGCCGTATGGGATGGAAAATCACCGGGGCGACTAAGGGCGCGGATAGTGTAAAGCACGGTATTAGCATAGTAAGGCAACATCACCTATTCGTTACGTCCCGATCCGTGAACGTAATTCGGGAACTGCGCAAATATAAAATAGCGCAGGACTCCAGCGGGCGCGACCTTTCAAAGCCTATTGATGACTTTAATCACGCCCTTGACGCCCTGCGCTACTATGCGGTTATGAATCTTTCAAGCGCCCGCCGCGCCTTACCTAAGATGGGTTATCGCAATTAATAGTTATATAAATTAGTTTAAAAAATTGCACGTTATTTGTATTATGCTTATATTTGTATAATCAATTGACTAAAACAATAAACTAATGACTAAAGAACAATTAAAGAATTTGATTTACAAACTTGTAGACGTCGCGGAGTTTCATGCCGACTTAGGTCACAACGACCGAGTAGATGCAATCAATAACGCCATAGGTCTTATAGACAAAGCATACGGCGATAACGCGCCCTTGACAATAGATAGTGTTTTAAAGTCACTTGAAAAAGCGCCTGAAACGCCATTTCAGCACAATGACGAAGTATTGATATTAGTAAAAGGGACTATTGATAGCGTATGGGGGCAGGCATACGGCGTTAAAGTTGTCGATAAGGATAACAACACTATCGATATGTTTACGCATGATGGGAAAATGTGGAAGGATTACAGGATAAGGCAGTTGTTCAACTTAACCAAAGAAAAGGCGTAAGTTGACGTAACATAAAACAATAAAGGCAGCACGGACCACCCGCGCTGCCTTTTTTCATTCATCTATCTTCAGCATCATGCGCAATTCCTCCGGCGTAACCCTCCACGCCTGATAAGTTTCAAAGACCTGTTTTTTTTCGGTCGCAAATAACCATTTATCTTTTTCATCATTCTTCAGGCGGTTATGTCCGACGCAAATGTAGGCGACCTTTGGCGATAGCGCCAGCCCTTTGGGTAAAGGCTCATTCCGCACCGCGCCACCTCCGGGCAATAGATAGCCTTCAGTATTCAGGGCGTCGTAAATCGCCTTTCTTCGCTTTTGCGCTATCTTCGAAAGGTCACACTTGAAGGCGCAGGCGTACTTATCAAACGACAATTCAACCGTTACGTTACCTCTGACGTCTTCGCGGTAAAAATGCTTACCACAATCAGCGCAATTACTGCGCCTCTTATCGCCTCTCTTCTTTATCGCCTTGATATTGGTTGATCCACAAAACAAACATTTCATTGGTTATTACTTTTTGCGAAGTTACGGCGAAGGGGCGACATACGAAAATTTATCTTTTTTCCCTTACCTTTGAAAGAAAAAACGAATGAACATCGAAATAGCGCGGGCGCGCATCGCTGAAATAATCGCCGGGGCAAGGCATAAGGACTTTGACGAAGTACTGGAAGTAACGGAACTTTCGGAGATCATTCACGCCGACGAATCGGGCGACCTTGCGAAAGAATTGCGCCGTTACCGCCCGAACGAAGATAGCGACCTTTTCAGGCAGCGCCTAAGGGCGTTCAATCCGATCAGTCGGACGTTGTTACAGCCGACATACAGTTACACCGAACATATCAGGCGGTCGGACAGCAGGCGCGCAAAAGTCGTACAACCGAACCAACAGGTGATGACGCTTGTAACGCGCAATTTTGAGCGCTTTTACAACGACCTGCCTTTAACTGACTATCTGTTTGAAGCGGTCGACTATGCGAATAAATACGACCCGAACCTTTGGATAGGCTTTGAGCGCGAGAATGTCGATACAGGCAGGGGCGTTGTTGTGAACGTCTACCCGGTCGAATTTTCCGGAACGGAAGTAGTCGACTTCGGGATGAGTCCGAACGGACAAACGCGCTATATGTGCGCGATGATCGAATACAAAGAAAAAGACCGCAACGGGCGTGACGTCGAAATAGAAAGTTACTTCTTTTACGGCGCGGGCTTCATTATACGCGCCGTGAAGGATGACAAAGCGCCTATTCATACGCAGGTCGACGCATCGCAATTTGAGCGTCGGACGTTCTTACAAAACAATAAGCCTGTACAATTCCTTTACCGGGAAATCGAAAATGGGACGCAGGAAACGCCCTTTTTCCGCGCCGGCGCTTTCCGGTTTGAGCGACATAACGCCTGCGAAATGCTCGTACAGTCCGCCGTTCCTGTAATTCGCGACTTGATACGCGACGCGTCGTTTCTTGCCGTCCATAAGACCTTACATATCTTCCCGGAACGCGCCGAATACGTCCGCCCTTGTACAGCCGTCAACCAACAGAACCAGCCTTGTATAAGCGGTTATTACGACGGAATTCGCGACGCAGAACATTACTGTAACGCCTGCGCAGGGACGGGGAAGGCGCGGGCAAGGTCAGAGCAAGAAGTTATACAACTTGCATGGGACGAAAATATGACGGCGGAGCAATTCGTCGAACTGAATAAGCTTGTCCATTACTTCGACCGTCCTTTGAACGTTTCGGAATTTTACGTTAAGGAACTTGAAAGGGCGCAACAGCTTGTCTTTGCGACTACCTACAACCAAAACAATATCGTTCCGGCGGGCGCGCCACGAACCGCGACGGAAGTAAACATTCAGGCGGACATGATTAACAACGTCCTTGTCCGGATCGCGAAGCGCATTGAAGTAGGCTTTGAACTTGCGCACCGAATCGCCTTTCAATACTACAACGCGACCGCAGGCGCTGAGGCGTCGCTTTCGTTCGGGAAAGACTTTAAGGTAGTGCCTTTGGAGACGTTGATAGCGACCTATCAGACCGCGAAGGAAGCAGGCGTTCCGCGCCTTGTCTTAAAGGCGATTGAAGAGGATATGATCGAAAAGTCATACCCGGACTGGCCTATGCTGAAGGACGAAATCACCGCCCTAAACGAATATAAGCCTTTCGACGACAAAGAGCCGGCGGAAGTACAGGGCATTATTCTTTCCCGCGCTGAAGACGACCCTATGCGCGTCCGGTGGGAGAATTGGTCGGAAATTGAGCGCCTTGTTCAACGCGCCGTGCGTCCGCGCTTCTTCCACGAATTGACACCGGAACGCCGCGATACGATTATAGACGCCGTTACGATCGCTGTACAGGCGCAGGTAAAGCCCGCTGCGCTTGTCCCGGACGTTCCTTCAGGCTTCGATATGGGCGACATGACAGACGGCGAAGATACGCCCGAACCGGACAGCGATAACACGGACGATAACGACGCGGATAATATCGACAACAACGACGGCGAATAATGACTGACGTTCAGATAATCCAACATACCAATCAAGCGCTTTTAGACGCCTTTAAAGCGCAGTTGGAAGGGATCGCAAAGGAATTGACAAGGCGCTTACTTGCTATGCTCATAACGGGCATAATAGGGCTAAAATACAAGGACGCCCGCGCGACCTTTACGATTGAGAATACCCGCGCCGCCGGGCGTACTTTGCGCCTTGTCGGGCGGACGGTCGCCTTAACGCGGCAGGAACTTTTGAAGGAACTGCCTAAGCAGTTGGTCGACATATTCACGGAGAATGAAAAATACTTTCAGGCGCAGGACATTAACCTATCTGCGCAGGCAAGGCGCAACGCTATTGCGCGAATCTTGCTTCTGTACGGTTACGACGAAAAAAACCGCGCCGTTATTCCGGGAAGTCAGTTGGAGCAGGTGTTGAACCTTGACCCGGTTGTCATCGAAATAGGGCGCAGCCTTAACGCCGGACTGGGGGCGCAGGACACCTTCGACCAATTGCGCGACCGCGTTGTAAGGACTATAACACCGCCCGACCGCGCCGACCTTGCCGAAAGAATTATCGTAAATCGGGCGCGGGAAATGCAGGCGCAATTCGACCGGGAAAGTAAGAACGCTATTGCGGAAATATCGGGACAGGCGCAGGTCGCTATATACGCCGGGACGCGCGTTGACGATACGCGCCCGTTCTGTATGGCGCGTTATCAGAATTTCTATACAAGGGACGAAATAGCGAAATGGGACGGGAGGAAATGGGCGGGGAAAATACCGAACGTCCCGGTTGTCATTCAATGCGGCGGGTATAATTGCCGACATACCTTGAACTGGCTTTCGCCTGCCGTCGCTGAACGGATGATGAAGCGATACGGGAAGCAACTAAATGAATATCGCAGCGTAGCAGGCGCTTCAACTTCAGGTGCGCCCGCGCCCTTGTTGAACGGGGCATAAAAAAAGCGCCGGGACGAAAAGACGCCCGGCGCTGAAATGCGTAATCTATGGTTAATTTTTCAATTCTGCGACAAGATCGTAAAGCGCCGGAAACCATTCGCAATGCGTCTTGCTTCCGTTCGTTCCTTCCATAAATCGGATATAAAGTATAGCGCCGTCGGAGTTGTCAAATTCAATTACAAGCGCTGAAGTAGCATTATTACACCGGACGGTTGTCGACGTTCCTTCTTCTGCGTCGTCGTAAAATTGCGTCGTATACGACGTATATACTTGTTGTGAATAAGGCGTTTGAACCTTGATATTCCGCCCGTCGCTTGCAAGGTACATTGTTTGCCATTGTCTGGTCTTATCGCCGTTATGCACCCAGTAATACCGATCATTCGTAAGGGCAAAGGACGGCAGGACGAAAGCAGGCGCGGTTGTAACCTTCCGACCGTCCGCATCGGGCGATGAAGTAAAGCCGGCAAAGGCAAGTCTGGAGTCAGCGCCTTGTACTTGCGCTTGAATAGTAGGGGCGCTGAAAAGCGCGATAAAAAGCAATACGTTTTTCATACTGAAATTATTTAAGGTTGATTAATTAAGCTGATAGGGCGACGTGAAGATATGATCTTCATTGCCGCGAATAAGCTGCACGTCGTAAACTTCGCCGTCCCTAAATTGAATAATGATAGACGTTTTATAGTCGTACCACAATTGAATGATTTTCTTTTCGCCAAACGGTTCGACGTTGTGACCGTTTATCGGAAATGAAAGGCGCTCATTCGCGTATTCGACGTGAACGAAAAGCCCGTCGCAGCGCAGGCGCAAAGGCGTCTTCATGTTTATCGACTGATCGCAAAGGCGCAATGTCCGCCCGGTCAATTCGACCGACCAAGCGCCCGCGAGGGGCGTTGATGTCGCAAGGGGCGTTACAGTGAAGGTCTGCGCGGTTAGGGCGATCGGGAGCGCAAAAAGCGCTGCGATTAGTATTCTTCGTAGCATAGCAAGCTTGATTTTTCGTTTATTGCAAATTCGATTAGCTTTGGATGCGCTATAATGAAGTCATCAAAAGAACGCCTTATCGGTTCGACTACTTCACCGAAAATAGGATGAAACATAGTCGCTTCAAATACGACATGAACCACATCTTCGGCTTCTTGGTCGTAATCAAAGCCTATTGTTTGATCTTCTACTTCCTGAAGGCGAATGAATTTTTCATAATCAAAAGCCGCCTTAACTACATTGAAAGTTTTTTGTTCGTTTCGCTTGTAAGCCTTGATACAAAAATACCAATCACCCTCCATGCTTAGGCTTTCATCACACGCCTTGATACCGAATTCGTCCGAAAAGTAAAAGCGTCCTTTTGGAACGAGTGTACTGACTACTGATATGGTCATTGTTCTTCGCGTTTTTTCCGCCAGCTTAGGACGGGATTAAGAGTATTGACATCGGGGTATTCTTCAGGCGAAGAAAGCCAGCGCGAAAAGGCGGCGGTTTCTTCTTGTTGCACTATCAACTTTCCGTGAAAAGACCGGGCAATAACGCCCGGCGCGACTATCTGATATGGGCGCTGATTGCCCGAAAGCCGCCCTATGTAGAAAAACTGTTTGGTCGTCCTTGCCCGCGCTTGTCGGGTAGGAAGGGCGCTTGCCGGGATTATCTGCCCGGACGCCCTATCGACATAGTAAGTTACTTTTCCTATTGCCATATATCGTTTTTTGGTTAACTTTAGCAAAGATACGCCCTATATAAATAGTGTGCAAATTTTTAAGTACATTTATTAAAAGAAAAATGATAGACACAATTATTGGGATTGATCCGGGCAAAACGACGGGCGTCGCTATCAAAAAGATGGACGCCTTTAACGGCACATTGACGGAAGTAACGTCCTGCGCCCTTCACCGCGCCTTCGCGCTTTTAGCGCCTTACGACCGCGCAACAACGCTTGTCGTCTTCGAAGATGCCCGCCTGCGCGAATGGTACGGAACGGGCGAACAAGCGCTTTATCGGAAATTCATCGGGAATATGCCTATGACGCAACAGGAAAGGCACGCCTATAAGGGGCTATTATTAGGCGCAGGAAGCGTAAAGCGCGATTGTACGATTTGGGAAGATTACCTAACTGACGAAGGTTTCTTGTTCGTCGGACAACGCCCGCAGGCGAAAAAGACGAAACTTCAGGGCGACTTTTTTAAGCGCGTAACGGGCTATAAGGCGCGGACAAACGAACACGGAAGGGACGCCGCTATGCTTATTATCAACTTATCGAAGGTCTGGGCGAACGGACAAGCGCGTGAACTGTTGCAGCAACGAAAAAGATAATTTATATTTGCCCTTGTGAAAAAAAGTAAGTTGTGCCGGGTGCCTTTTGGGGGCTATTTTGTGGGTGCAACAGATACGGGCAAAAGTGCTGGTAACACTTCGCCCGTTTTTTTTATGCTTTGCATCGAACTGTTGCAGCAACGCAATAAGTAATATACTTTTGTAGTAACATTGATCACATGAACATATTTACGAAAATAGCGAACGCGCAAAAGCAATGCCCTTCAGACAAGGTAGTAATTTACGACCTTGAAGGGCGCATTGCCTATATAAAGCCTGCGGACTTTCACCAATGGGAGGCGCGGGGCTATACGAAAGCGCCGGACGAAATTAAGCCCGCGCCTCCGCCTGTTACATTCACGCCTGAAGGCGAAGTACGAAAGGCGACTATACGCACAAAACTGAAATAGTATGTATAAAGGCTATAAAAATGGTAATTTGGTAGCGACGGCGAAAACGGCGCAGGAAGTGGAGAAGATGAAGGCGAACCCGATTTATCGCGGTATCGCTTGGGTAGAAGAAAAGACTGAATTACCTACATTCGCAAAAGAAGCGATTGCCGCGCGTAAAAACGGCAAAGACGACGGCGAAAAGACGGCGTAAAAACTTGATAACATGATAGAATTGAAATTGACGCCTAAGCAGGCTCAATTGCTGACAGGCCTTTCAGAGGTCGAACTGGAGGACTTGTTGGAAGGCGCTGAAGACAAAGGCGCTGTATTGTTTGAAAAGGCGCGGGAACGCTCAAAGACCTTATCCGATGCGAAGGTAAAGGAAGGGTATTCAAAGTTAGGACGCCGCGCAACACAATTGCTTCGCCCGCTTGCCGAAAAATACGGCTTTGAAGTGGGTGAGACAATAGAAGAGAGCTTCGAGGCACTTCAGGCTGCCTTGTCCGACGTTCCGAAGGGAAACGCCGGCGAATTGACAAAGGACGAATTAACGAGCAATCCGATTGTAAAGCAGATTATCGCTGAACGCCTAAAGACCGTACAGGAAAAGTACGACGCCGAAAAAAAGGCGCTTGAACTTCAGGTGAACGAAACGCGCCGGACGGCAACGAAGGCGACGGCAGCAAAGGCAATCGCTGAAATTCTAAGGGCGGAAAACGCCGTTTTAGGACAAGCTACGCCGGAACGGGCAAGCGAAATTGCTTTGAACTTGATCGGGCTTGATAATATCACAATCGACAACGCGGGCAACATCGTTATTATGAATAACGGACAGCCCGCGACGGACGATTTCGGAAACGCGCTTTCACTTGCCGACGCTGTTAAGGCTAATTGGGTGATGGGCTTTAATAGCGCAGATCCGGGCAAACAGGGCGCTGGCGCGCCGCCTCCGGGCGCAGGAAAGAAGGCGGAAGGTAAGTATAACTTCGCCTCTGCTGAAGAAGCGCAGAAACTTTTGAGCAATCCGAAAATAACGCCGTCCGAAAGGATGGAAATTTTCAAGGCAATTGCTGAACTTGGGTAATACTTTTTTTCATACAGGTAAGTAATAAATGCTCGTCACTTCAATAGCTGACGGGCTTTTTTTTTAACGACAATTAATACTTTTTTTAATGGCAGCACAAAACTTGACCCAAAGCGCATTGGTCGCCGTTCAGGTCAAACTTAATGAATTCATCGCTGGGCAGAACCCGACGCAATTCGGGCGTTTTGAACCCGGATACACTTTCGGCGCGCTTGCGCAGCGGTCTTACGCAAACAGCCGTATCATCCGGGACAGCGCCGGGCGGTGTGTAGCGTTTGAGGCGCATTGGTTGAAGGATTCCGGTATCACGGCGTCAATTACGACGTCTGCGCCTACGGTTGGTTGCGAGCAGACAGCGACGGACGGTTTGGTATCCGATAAAAAAACCTACCAACCGAACCTTTTTGCGAAGTCGGACATCCTTTTGGACGATGATATTTGCGGAACGCTGTTTGATACGCCTGCGTTCGGACTTCCCGAAAGCGAGCGCGGGGCGGAACTTGTTTCTGAGGCGCTGGTACAACTGATGCAAAAGAACCGCAGCGCGATTGATGAAGAATTGATTGTACGCCTGAATACCAACAGGCAGACAAACAATTACGACAACAGCCTTGCGCCATACATCACTTGGGACAACACCAATGATGTTTATAACTTGGACAGCTTTACGCGCTTCGCTACGCCGGACACGCTGACGGACATTGATGCTTTGCTCCAAAATAACGACATCCTTCAGTATTTCTTACTGGGTGGTCGTATGGCGTTCTATAATGGTATCGTCAATTCGCAATTCCGTCAAGAAAATGACAATGAGCGCTTTTTGCGCAGGTTCGGAACGGTTGCGATTGCCAACGACATTCGCCGCATGGACAGCAAATTGAATACGCTTGACAGCAGCAGCGGTAATACTTACCTTTTCGGCATCGCTGACGGTAGCTACGTTATGGGTAACTTCAGTTACTTCAACGACGTACCTGTACAGCTCATTCGGCAGGAAAATCCGACTTTCGTTTTCCGCATTCCCGATCCGGTTATCCAGATCAATCAGGAAGGACGTTTGCAACCGCTTTACCACGACGTTATCCACACGACGAAGTGCGGATCTTCAGACGGGCGCGGTATTCCGACGACGCTGCACGAATTCACGGTGATGACTAAAATGTTGTTTGACGTAGCGCCGACGGACACGGCAGGCCGGACGGGTATTCTGAAATTCAAAGCGCCTGTTGGCGTATAACCAAAAATATATAGTCAAATGAAGAACTTTCTTTTTTTCGGCGTCATTGCGGCTATTGCTGCGCTTGCCTTCGCCTTCGCGCCGGACGTCCAGACGTCGACCGCGCAGCCTTATGTGTATAACGCGCCTTCAGGCACGATTATCAATACAGGCGCTGATACGATTGTTATCGGGGGCGGAACTGGTACTAACTTTCTTAGTAATTTTGAAGGGGCGGTGTTCCTTTCCTTGACGCAGAATTCAGGCACGACGTCCGTCGCTGGCGTTGTTGATGAAGGCTTTGTCTATTCGAACGGTACTACCTATTGGGTCTTAGGCAAGGACACTATTACAATTTCAGGCGCGGGCGTTTATGTGAAGGAACTTGGAACGCTTGTCGGTCGTAAATACCGCGTTCGCCTTACGGGGTCAAGTACGCACAATACGACTTACCGCCTGCAATTCACCGCAAAACCACAGTAATGTCGCTAACCTGCCTTGATAAAATAATCGGGCTGGATCGCACTGCCTGCGCCTGCTTCGCTACCGACGCCATTCCTGCGGCGATTGGTAACGTGGTAGGCGCAGCTACGTATACCAACACGCCTTCCAATGTCGTCACTTGGACGGAAAACAACGGCGTCATTCCGTCCAATCCGGCGGCGCTTTTCGTGTATCAGAACGGGCAAAAGCTGAACCTAAGTACAGGCGACTATACAGTAACGCCGAATTCGGGCTTTCAGCAATCGACCGTGACGATTAATGCGAACCGATGGACGGCAGGCGACCTTATCGAAATTATCGCCTTTCAGGAAGAACCGTTGGACTATGCGACGTCCAACACGGGCTTTTATATGACCGACTCGGAATATGGTTTACCGATCAGGGAGGCGATTTTAAGCGCTGCGGATTGTGGACAGTCGGACATCTGGCAGGTGATGGGACGGGCGCGCGAAGAGGCGATAAGGGACTTTAAGCGCGATTTGTTGGTATACCTTGATATGTATAAGGTTAAGGGCGTTACCGCTTGGCGCGGCGCGGCGGGAAAGACCGAAGTAAAGGCGTTTACGTCGCTAAATGTCGACTACGCCGGGCAATTGATACGCGCCGTAAATCGGACGCCGCATCGGAAACTTGTCATCAATGCGATTTGGGCGGGCTTCACGACGACCGGAACGACTAACTTAACCTTGCGAAGCAATAAACCCGGATGGGTTGATCAGGTAATTCCGGTTACGCATACGGCGAACCAATGGGCGAAAACAACGCTTGCAACGCCTATTGTACTTGATCTTTACGATACGCTGGAAGCAGAATTGTACTACGCCTTAACCTATCCGGCGCAGGGCGTTACGGTGATGAATAATAGGTTGTATTGCTGCGGTGGCGCTTCATGGGCTAACCTTTTCAGTCTTTCGGGCGTATCGACCAACAACCTTGACGACTTGCGCGAACAATGGGGAAGGGGCGCGGACGGCTTAGGGCTTGTCATCGAAGGTTACACCGACTGCGCAGATCTTGACTGGATTTGTGAACTTCCTGAACTGGGCGGACAACAGATGTACGAAACGATAGGACTTGCGGTGCTTTGCAAGGCGACAGTCAGATTGCTTTCGCAGTTACTTGATTCAGGCGTTATCAATCATTATACGCTTTTGATGGATCAGCAAGGTTATGCAAAGCGCGACTTCCTTTCGGCGCGATACGGCGAATTATTGCAATGGATAGCGAAGAACTTACCGCCGGGCGCTTCCGGGTGCTGGGGGTGCAACAAAAACTCTTTCTTCAACACAAAAATGATCGTATAGATGATAAACGAATTTTTGAGCGGACTGAATACAGACTGCTCTACTAGCTTAACCTTGCCGGCGCTTGCGACCGATCCGTGGTGCGAACCCGTACCCGGATTATCGCAAATTTGGGGCGTCGTTATTGCGCCTTGCGCCTCCGACGATGCCTTTGAAATTGTGTCGCCTGCAACTACGCCTACACTTACGTCGGGCGTTATCGACAACGACGCGGTAGATAACGCAAAGGCGCGTCTTTTGCTCGGTGTCGGCGGCGTCGCTGATCACGAAACGGCGGTTTACGAGGGCTCAATGCTGCGCGACTTCATTGTTGACCGGACGTATACGCTGACTTTCGAAATTCCGCTTGGAGAGGCGAAAACTTACGACTTCCTGCGGACAATGCAGCGCAATTTTCTGGACTTCCGTTTCTGGTACGTCGACCTTGCTAACCTTTTGTACGGTACAGTCCTTGCGTCTACCAACACGACGCAGTACGGTGGTATACGCCCGAAGATGGTAAACGTACAGTTTCCGAAAAGCAATGCGCGGGACGGGCGCAATACGGCGACTTTGTCGATCATGTGGAGCGCAGATGTTGAACCGCCGCGCTATCCGTCGCCTTTGACGCCTGAAACGAACTGCGTACCAACGCCGACGCCATAATGGTGAATGATTTTCTATCAACGTGCGGCGCTTTCGACTTGGGCGCGATTCCGGTCTTTGACGGGGATTGCCCTAAGGCGGAAGCGCCTCGGCGTTCACAACTTCAGGGGCTTATCATCAAGCCTAACAATTCGCGCCCTTTTACGTACACTTCGGCGCTTTCCGTCGGGCAGGCGATCAGCAACGCCGACACAGACAATAATACGTCCCGTTACTTGATGGGCGCGGGTGGTATTGCGTCGGAAGATCATGTTGTCGTTTTGGGTCGCGCTACAAAAGTGCTGGCGGGGCGACTGTTTACAGTTACGTTCGATGTTGCGATTACCTGCTTTTCGACATACGAATTCCTGCGCAGATTCTCGCAGAATTGGAACGGCTTTCGCTTTTGGGGCTACACACTGAATGAGCGCTTGATCGGTGGCGCGGACGGAATAGCGCCTTCATTCGTGACCGTTTCGTTGCCTTTGGGCGCGGGGAGGACGGACGTTGAACGCGCTATCCTTACAATCGAATTTCGGGCGGACGTTGAACCGGAAAGGTCTGCGCTGCCTAACCTTTTAACGCTTGCTGCGGTATGATAAGACAGGCGTATACGAACGCGCAATCAAACGTCCTTACGTGGACGGCGAACGGAGGCGTATTAACGACGCCTTACGATGAATTTGTAAGCGTGTTTGCGCAGGGACAAAAATTAACCACCAATGACTATTTGGTGGTTGCAAATAGCGCGCCGGGACAATCTATGATTACTATAAATTCAGACATTCATATAGACGGTAACAACTATGAAATATATCTTTTCGAATAAAGTCTTAATGTCTATCATGTTGCTTCTTGGTGTCTGCGCTGCTAAGGCACAGACCTTTCCCGGAACGGCAAATAAGGCGGTTTTAGGGCGTCAAACGACGGCGATGGGCATTACCTTCTTTGCGTCGACGCCTCCGACGACATCGCCTATTGCGCCGGCTGATGATTGGCGCAACACCGCCTATCACCATATCGACACAGTCGCGCAAGTACAATGGACGTTTCAAGGCACTTTTTGGAGGGCGCAGGGCGTTGTAAGGCGCTTGACGCCTCCGCCTGCTACAATCGCTTCCGGCGCTACTACGCTTGATTATCGCTTTGCGCAATGGGCTTCAGACAGCGATTCGACGCGCTATTACTTCGACATCGAAAGTAATTGCTGGACGCCTGTACAGGTCATTATACGGGCAACAGCGCCTTTGAATGTCGCTGCGACGCCTTCGACAGGCGCGGTATGCTATAATAACGCCCTTTGGCGCGACAGTAATAAAGATAGTATAGCGGTCTATACGGGCGGTACTTGGGTCTATGTCGGGGGTAGCGCTTCAGGGGGTGGAGGCGTTTCGGACGGTGACAAAGGCGATATTGTCGTTTCAGGCGGCGGCACGGTCTGGACAATTGATAACGGCGTTGTAAGTAGCAGCAAAATGACTGCGACGGGTGTAACGCCGGGCGTTTATACGAACGCGAACGTAACGGTAGACGCGGCAGGGCGTATTACTTCTATTGCGTCCGGATCGGGCGGCGTTACAGACGGGAATAAGGGCGACATTACGGTATCTTCTTCAGGTACGGTCTGGGACATAAATACAGGCGTTGTAGGCGCGAATGAACTTGCGTCGACTACAGTAACGCCCGGAAGTTATACCGCCGCGAATATAACAGTAGACGCGGACGGAAGGATAACGGCGGCAGCGAATGGGACGGGCGGAAGTGGTATTTCCGACGGCGATAAGGGCGATGTAATTGTATCGGGCGGTGGGACGGTCTGGACGCTTGACAGCTTATCGAAAGTTGACTTTAACCGAACGATCGACCTTGCGGCGGTATCGGGTCGCCTTCAATGGAACGCGACGAAAGGAAGTTTACAATTGGGAATGGAGAATGGTGTTGAGGCGATAATGAACCAACAGCTTTTTTTTGCGCCTGTTGCGAACTTTACAGGTACGACAATAGCGAAGGGGCGTTTGGTTATGGTCGATACGACGCAACTTGTGCAGGGCGGAAGGTTGCGAATTCAGCTTGCGAACACAAGGACGTATAATAACGCTGAATTGCTTTTGGGCGTAACGGCGGAAAGCATCGCGTCCGGGTCAAACGGATTTATCATGTGGTTTGGCGATCTTTCAAACGTAACGCTTTCGACCGTTCAACCGTCCGGGGAAACGTGGGCGGAAGGTGACATTCTTTATCCTAACCCGAACGATAAAGGCTACTTTACGAAGGTCACGCCCGGTAACGGCTTTATCAAAACGCCTTTGGCGGTTGTGCAGCGCATTACGGGCGGGAACGTTACGCTGAAGGTGCGGATGCGCCTGTCTGAGCGCTTAGGTGTTTTAGGCGACGTTGCGATAACGACGCCTTCGAATGGGCAGGGGTTACGCTATAATTCAACGACAACGCTTTGGGAAAATTCGACCTTCAGCGAATTGACGGACGGTGACAAAGGCGATATTACGGTTAGCGCGTCAGGCGCTACTTGGAATTTGGACGCGGGCGTTGTCGGAAGCACGGAAATTGCAGACAGCGCGGTAATTGCGTCGAAACTTCCTGCGCGGGTAGTCAGTGAGGCGAAGTTGGCGCTAAACAGCGTAGGCGCTAATCAATTGATTTCATCGGGCGTAACGCCTGCGACCTACAACTTTGCAACGGTGACGGTCGACACGGACGGGCGTATTACTTCAGCTTCTTCAGGCACGCCGATTACTGACGGCGACAAGGGCGATATTACGGTATCTTCTTCAGGAACGAACTGGCAGATAGACGCCGGAACGGTCGGAACGACGGAAATAGCGGATAGCGCGGTTGTCGCGGGAAAAATTCCGGCACGGGCGATTGACGAAAGTAAGTTGGCGTTGAATTCGGTCGGCGCGGGGCAGTTGATTTCTACGGCGGTGACGCCGGGAAGTTATACGAATATGAACGCGACGGTTGACGCCGACGGACGCCTTACCGCCGCTTCTTCAGGAATTCAGACAATGATAATTGCCTGTTCTGATGAAACATCGAATTTGACGACAGGCGCGGCAAAGGTGACTTTCAGAGCGCCGCACGCGATGACGATAACGGGCGTTCGGGCGAATGTCAATACGGCAAGCACAGGCAGTAATGTGCTGATTGATATTAATGAGGGCGGAGTTTCTATATTTAGTACAGTATTGTCGATTGACGCGGGAGAATTGACGTCTACAACAGCAGCAACGCCTGCGGTGATTTCAGACGCAAACATTGCGGACAACGCAATTATCACAATAGACTTCGACGGCGTTGGTGGCGCGACAGTCGCGACGGGCGCTAAGCTGCATATCTATTACACAAAATAAATCAACATGAAACACATTATAGTATTTTTTGGACTGCTTTTCTCGGCGCTTGGGGCGTCGGGGCAGATATATATAAACTCGTTTACGTTTGGGGCTGCGCCTGCGGCTAATTTGTTGCTTGATGACTACCCGAACGCGGCGGTAGCGCTTTCGTTTAGATTACTTCGTACAGCATATACAGGCAACTGTATTGAAGTTAGGCGGGTATCAGACGGTACGACATCGAATATAGGCTTTTCAGGCAACTATTTAGACACGGCGGCGCTCAAAACGTTTTGCGCGTCTACGGATTGTTTTGTGCGGACTTGGTATGACCAAAGCGGAAGCGGGCGCAACGCTGTTCAAACAACAAATGCAAATCAGCCGCGTATTGCAACGAACGGCGCGCTTGAATACAATGAGGGAAATTTAGGGATGTTTTTTAACAGAACCTCATATCGTTTAATTATAGCAAATTCAACTACATTTAGTACAAACTGGTGGTTTTTTGTCACAGACGTTGAAGCAGCAATTAATACCAGCGACTTCGGTTATATAATGTCTGTTGGAACAACCGTGTCGACAAGTACACAAACCTATGCACGCAATAGTACATCTGCGCCTAACGCAAATAGGCGATATGTGTTCGACGGGGGTACTAGCCGACTTGATGGCTTCAATACGTTGACTACTGAGCTTGCATCACTTTATTTCCCTTCAACAACACCTTTTATTGAATTGTATGTCGACGGCGTTCAAGAGACATTTGTAAATACACCTGTAATTCAACGAACATTCAGCAGTCAAATCGCTTTAGGCGCATTTAATGGGGTGTCAAACTTTATGCACGGGTGGTTTTATGAATTTGTTGGATATAACAGCAATGTTTCTTCCGACCGCACTGGCATTGAAGGTAACATTAATTCATTCTACAATATCTACTAAATGAAATACACAATCTTTATCCTCGCCTTACTCGCGACATTCACCGCACATTCGCAAAACGTCACCCGCGACACCCTCTACACCGTCAACGCGAACGGGCGCTTTCTCGAAGTTCAGCGATTTGACTACGAAGACGGCAGCTACAACGAGCGTAGCCGCGTTATTGGCGACACAACAGCCCTGATAGACTACATGGAACTGCGCTTCTACAAAACCGCGCAGACATACGACCGCCTCGCCTCGCAGCTTCGTTTTGCACCGCGCGACCTCGGGCGCATGGTGCAGGAAGACGCTAAGGCGCTGGCGGCGTTTGGGCGCTCACCTTTGATTGAGTTGCAGCAGCAATACGACTCTACTTTTCTGATAGACACATACGAACTGGACGCTAAGCCTATCAGCGCACGACGCACAGCAGCGGGTAAGCTTGTTTTTACCATTGATGGCGTGAACTGCGCAGTCGATTTGTTTGGTGACGCGATGCGGATACGCAACTACCCTGCGACGGGTAAGGTGACGGTGCTTTATCGCATTACGCCTAACGCTTGGCAGGATGCTGGGGCGGAGGTGTTTTTGCGCAGGACTGCGATTGCGGCGCGTAAACCTGCGGGCGAATGATACGCGCATTAATCGCCCTAACCGCCCTTTTCGCGCTTCAAAGCTGCGTCACGGCGGACAAGTGCGCTTCGCGCTTTCCTACGCCTGAAAGGACGACTATACGCGAAAATTACGTACTTGATACGCTTTACTTGCACGAATATACCGCCGTATTCACCGACACGACCAATTGCCCGCCGAACCTTTCCGATACGACTATTATAGTGACTGAAAGAACGCGGATCATTCCGGGGCAAAAAGTCGTTGTTGAGCGCGTCGTTCGGGACACCGTTTTGCGCGTCGAACGCCCGGACTGCCCGCGCTGCCCGGAAATGAAAAGGGAAATAGGCGACTATTGGAAGGCATTTTTGGCGGGCGCGGTTGTGGGCGGAATAGTCGTACTTTTCGGCGTATGGCGAAAGTAGCGCGCCCTTTTAAGCGCTTTGTTAGGCGCGTTTATTTGCGCTTTGTTTGGCGCGTAACAAAAGCAAAGGAAAGATGAATATAGACACCTTGATACCTGTTATTACTGCGCTGGTCGGCGCTGGGGCGTCTTTTGCGCTGACAGGGCGCAAGGTGCGGAAGGAAAGCGCAGGTCTGGCCGGCGAACAATACGCTTCTATCAGTAAGATGGTCGAAAATTATATTCGCGACCTTGAAGAACTTACTACGAAGCTTGAAGAAGTACACCGACAGCTAATTGATGCGCGTATTGAATTAATGCGCCTGCGGGCGGAAAACGAACGTCTGAAGAATGGACAATAAGCTTGACACTAAACTTGACGCGCTGGACGCGCAAATTGCGCTGATGCGCGAAAAGGTCGAACAACTGAAGGCTGAAGCAATAAAGCTTGCGCAGGCGGCAGGATGTGAAAAGGCGCTGACTATTGTCCATAAAAAAAGCGCCGTCGACAGTGACAGCGCTTCAGAACAGATAAACCCTTATGAAAAGAAGAAAGCACAAAACTAAAACAAAAGAATATGAAAAGCAATTTTTTGTCAACTAATTTCTGGATGGCGCTACTGATATTCGTAGGCGCTATGTTTTCGATTTCAGGCGAAGTAACGCAACAGGCTGCAGGGCTTTTGATCGGCGTAGTTGCTTTCGCAGGGGCGGCGCGCGAAGCGCTCAAGTCAGCAAAGTTTATAGGCTGGCGTAAATTTTTAGACGCAAACGTATGGAATTACTTTACTGCGGCGCTTGTAACAGGTATACCAGCGTTAGAGCCTGTCCTTCCTGCGCTGAAAAAAATCATCGACGCAATTGCGATGAAAGATTGGGCGTCGGCGCTTACCGCGCTGATCAGCGCCGGGACGATTGTTTGGTATACCATCATCAAGCCTAAGATCGACGCAAAAGAAACTGCGCAGGTAGGCGCATAAGAACATACCATAGGATCGTTTTTTACGGCAGGGCGGTTGGGTAGCTACCAACTGCCCTTTTTTTTATTTATGACTGCCGCGCTCATAATTATTACTACCGTTGTAATAATTGTAAGCGCCGGACTCATAAAAAGTCATAAAAAAATTTGTAGTTGTAAGAAATAGTCATAAACTTGTAACAAATTATGACAAGGCGCGTATAAACGCCTATTATTTACACTCTTAATGAAATTCAAAGATGGAACACTTCACAGAACGCGCCCGCCGGGTATCGCAGGCGGCGCTATCAATTCAAACAGGGTCACACCTTATTTTAGGACTGGGTACGGTCTGGGCGGCTTGGCAAGGCGCGTCGGGCTACCTTTCGACCTACCTTGACGGTTTCTTGCTTTATGCTACCTGCGCGGTCTTTTCTTTACTTGCTTACAAGGTGATAGACGGCGGGATGAGGACAACAGTGCCTTTCGTTGTCGCCTACCTTGTCGGATCTGAACGCGCCGAAAAAAAGGCGCTTCCGGGGTACTTCATCGGAGGCGCGGTTGTCCTTGCCTTCTTTCAGTTAGGTCTTTCCGTTTGGGGCAATCTGATCATTGCGCCCGACCTTGCCGCGACGGTGGTAGCGCCTGCTGACGACGTTACACCCGCTGCGCTTGACGACGTTACAGCGACCTATGAAACCGACAGGCAGGCGCTTGTTGATGTTGTCGCAGAGAAGAAAAAGGCGCTTGCCGCGCTTGTCGCAGAGCGCGAAACGCAAAAGATTAGCGCCGTTCCTGCTGCGATCCGATCGGGGGCGCAATCGGGGAACACTTGGGCGCAATCGAAGCAAAGGGAATATCAGAATACCGTGCATAGGCGCTACCAAAGGCGTATTACAGAAGCTGAAGAAGACCTGCGCGGCGCAGAAAACAATCTGACCGCTTTTGTCAATCGCCGGGGTGACGCGGTTTCTGCGGCGCGGACAAAAGTAATTGAACGGTCGATGCGCGAAAGCGCGAAGGCGGACGCGAAAGTAGTTGCATGGGCGGACTTTTTTCGCGCCTTAATGTTGGTCGCGCTTGTCCTTTTCCTTGCGTCGACTACGCTTGTCTGCGCCTACGAAGACGCATATTGCGAAAAGGTACTTCCTGAACTATCAGCTGGGGGGGTCGCTGCAAAGGCTTGGAATACACTTTCCGGGATCGCGCTAAAACGCGCTGATAAGGCGATTGAGGCGAAGTTGTCCGAACCTGCGCCTGCTGCGCCTAAAGTTGCGCCGGCGATGATGCCCGAATTTTTGCAGCGCGTCGAACTGGCAGAAGAAAAGAAAGCGCCGGTCGAATTCGTCGCGACGCCGCTGAAGGAAGTAAAGAAAGTTGATGCGCTGACCAATGAGCAGGCAAAGATACTTATTGCAAGGGTAAGGGCAAGGGCGCGGTATTGGGGCGGCGCTGATGCGCTGGTGCAAAAGATGCTTACTACTTTGCGCGAAAACGGATATACTGCGCAGGTCGATAAAAGCGATGATAAGCGCCTTAAAATATCGAAGCCATGAACGTAGCATATCGGATTAGCAAGCTTCAGATGTTCGTCGCAGGTACGATGATTCTAATTGTCGTCTTAGGCGCTTTGCTGAAGTCCGTCCGGGCGTCGGATGACTTTTATCAAATGCGACTATTGGAACTACAATTGCGGGAAACGGAATACGACGCGGCAATAGACAGCGCGGTATTCATTGCGCTTGAAATTGAACTTGCGCGCCTGAACGCCGCAAAAATCGAACAAGCGCACAAAGAAGCTGATCGCCTTGTTGCGCTTGAAAGGGCGCGTATAAAGGCTGTAAGGGAAGCAGCGCAGCGAAGGCGACCTAATACACCGACTGCGCGTAAAAGTGCGCCTAAAGCGACTACAGGCGCGAATACGGCGCTTGTGGCGCAATGGGAAAGGCAGCGCGATAATTTCGACTATTCGAAGATGAGCAAGGCGCAGGCCGCCTTTGTACGTACTTGGTTTGTGACAGCAAAGGGCGAACAACAGAAGTACGGAATTCCGGCGTCGGTGAAAATGGCGCAGGCGATGATAGAAAGCGGCGTCGGAACTTCGTATCTTGCGCGCAATGCTAATAATTTCTTCGGGATAAAGAAGGGGCGCGGATGGACGGGAGAGGTCGTGTACAGACATGATGACGACTACGACAAGCGCGGTAATAAAATAAAGTCGCCGTTTCGAAAGTATAGATCAGGTTGGTATAGCTGGCGCGATCATTCGGTTTTTCTTTCGACCAATCAAAGGTACAGACGCCTTTTCGATCTTGGGGCGAAGGATTACCGGGGATGGGCGCGGGGACTGAAACGCGCCGGATATGCGACCGGGGCGAATTACGACGGAAAGATAATACGCTATGTGGAGTCCTTAGGACTTCAGGCAATGGACTGATTTTTCATTAGAGTGTTTATGGTTGGCAGGGCGTCCGGTGGGCGTCCTGTTTTTTTTGCGCCTGAATGAAAATAAGTGTATATAAATTTGCACACTAAATAAATAAGGCTTATCTTTGTCGTATTGTATTACCTTTTAAATTACTTACCATGATTACGAATGAAATTCTTTCTGAAGAAACCGCCTGCGCCTACACGGACGGCGAATTGATCAGGCTGGCGGAAATGATGGATATTCCGTTTGCTACGATTGACGAACTAAAAGAATTGTTCGGGTAATCGGAAACGCGCTCTCTCTCTCTTATTTTTCTCATAACTATCTATTAAATTTCAATTTTATGTCAGGTTTCACATTTTCAGCTAAACCTTCACAGGGCGAATACAAGCTTCCGCCTGCCGGCAATCACGCGGCGTATTGTTTCGGTGTTACCTATTTAGGTAGCTTCGAAGACGAATATCAAGGACAAAAGAAGATTGTCCGTAAAATTCGCCTTGACTTCGAAATGCCTTTGGAGACCTTCGAACAGGACGGTAAGACGCAGCCCTTCAGCGCGAACATTCAGATGAATGTGTCGATGTTCGAAGCCGCGAACTTCCGGAAATTCCTTGAAAGCTGGAGGGGCGGGAAGTACAGCGACGAACAAGCGCTTCAGGGCGTCGACGTTTCAAAATTCGTCGGACACCCGGCGATGATCAATGTTGTACACGAACCGAATAAGGCAGGTAGCGTATACGCTAATATCAAAAGCATTGCGCCGCTGCCTAAAGGCTTTTCACTTCCGCCTATGGCAAACGAAAAGCGACTTTATTCGGTCGATCAGCACGACGATGCGGCGTTCAATGCGCTTTCACCCTACCTTCAGGAAAAGGTGCGCTCCAGCAAGGAATGGGCGAAGATTGAAGGTACTATTGCTGTTGCACACAAAGCTGCGCCTTCAGTCGGGGAAGCGACTGCGCAGGTACTTGCCGATCATGCGGCGCAAACCGGAGGCGCTGAAGAACCGCCATTCTAATCTACTTACTTTACAGGTCGTCCGGGCGCTTGTTCGGGCGACCTTAAAATTTTACCCATGAAAGACTTTTTGACGCACTTTGTAGTGCCTTTCGTTTTTTCGATAGTAGCGCCTGCGGTAATGGTCGCAGCTTTTTGCGCAATCGCGATGGGCGCGATGTATGCCTGTTTATTCATTTACCAAATAATTCTTTTCCTATGGAATATCGTATTTTAGTCAACTTAGAGGATGACGAACTTTCAATCGAAGAAAACGCCGCTTGGTTTGTAGAGCAATACGGCGACATTGAAGCCTACTTTATCGCTCAGGCGCTGAAGCAACTTGTCGAAAAAATCGAAACGTTCACGAAGGACGCTATCGTTGCGCAGGCGGTAGAGCAAGGCAAAATGACCTTCGGTCAATACGAAGTCGCGCCGGTTAAAGGTAAATCAATCTGGGACTTTTCCGACGTCCCGGACTGGGTCGCTGTTAACGAGCAAAAGAAGGCGGCAGAACAGGAAGCAAAGGAACTTGAAAAGCGCCTGAAAAAGGAAATAGCGCCGGTCGAATTTGGCGATCCTACCGTCCGGGTGACGATGGTAAAAGCGCCTAAGCTAAATCCGAATACAGGCTTCCAACGTCCGACACTTGACGAACTATGATAGAAACTTTCTTCACATTCGCCTTATGCTTCGCCTTCGGTTATATGACGGCGAAGCTGGGCAATAAAAGACGCTAAAATGGACTTACTTTCAATTTTAATCGCAGCCGGGACTATATGGGCGACTGTTGTCGTTGTCCGGGACGGGCTTAAATCAAACAACCATGCTAATTAAAGCAGAAAACAGACCGCCTTACCTTTCGGTCGTTGACGCCCGGATTGAATACAGCGAAGACGATCAGTCCCTTACTTCCTTTGATATGGTAGTCGATAGTCGTACAGGCGAATGGTTGGACATTCGCAACGCGGACGGTGACGATTGGCGCGATCACATTTACAAGTACTTTGAAACGCGAAACGAAGCCGAAAACTGGCTTATGTCGCGATTGACATATGGTATTATCGCGTCGAACCAAGCGCTTGAAAAGGCAGCGCGGGAAAGCGCAGAGGCAGCGCAAAAATTCAGTCACTTATCGCAGGCTATTCGTAACCTGCGTAAATTAACGGATGATGAATAGAGGAATAAGTATACGCGCGCAGGCGCAAAGGAAAATTAACTTCGATCAGCTGCTGACCGACCGCATAAGATGGGATGAAGAAATGCCTGATTGGGCAAACTTTGTCAGATTTGATTCTGAAGGTCTTTGCACGGTCTATGAATACCTGCACGATACAGAAGCTGATCCGGACTTTACGGACGGCGATGTTAAAGAGTTTCCACAATTCAATTATGCTTACTTCGATCGCGTTTTCGCGCGGTCGGGACTAAACAACCAATAATAATGAAAATTCAAATTGAAGCAAAAGACCTTTTGAAGGCGCTGAAGCCTTTGGCGAAGGTTGCGGACGGGCGGACATTGCCAGTCCTTGATAATATCAAGTTTATCGTTGAAGAAACGGAATTATACTTAAGGGCAAGTAACCTGAACGTCACTATCAGTAAGATTGTCGATCTTCAATCGCTTATTGAAAATGAAAACGGCGAAGCGCTTTTACCTGCGCAGAAACTTGTCGACACTTTAAGCGCTTTGTCCGGCGTTGTGACGATTGAGGCGACCGGCGAAGCGGGCGTTATTAAGGCTGGTAGCGGAAAGTACAAAATGGCGACGCAGGAAGTTAGCGCCTTCCCGGTAATTCAAGCGCCTGAAGCGCCGGACATTCATTTGGGCGAAGGCGACGCGGCAAAGCTGAAAAAGGCGCTGGAGGCTTGCCGTCCGTTCGTGTCAAGCGACGATCTGCGCCCGGCAATGCAAGGCGTTAACGTAAGCTTTGAGTCGGGCGCGGCTGAAATTGCCGCAACGGACGCACATAAATTACTTGTTATTCGCCTTCCTATTCATTTTGGCGCTGAAAAGTCTTTCATCGTTTCGGGATCGGTCTTACCGTCCGTCCCGGACATTGATTTGACCGGGCTTACAGTAGGCGAAAAGACCTGCTATTTCCATACGTCGGACGGCGGATCAGTCGCTTTTCAGGCGGTTGATGCGCGTTATCCGAATTATCGGGCGGTAATTCCTGAAGGTAACGATAAGGTCTGGAATGTGCAGAAAAGCGAACTAATTGCAGCGCTAAATCGTATAGGCGTTTATTCGGACAATACGACGCGCAAAGTCGTTATTACAGTCGATGATCAGGCCTGCGAAATTCAGGCAAGCGACTACGATAACGGATATGAGGCGACTGAAACGCTGGATCGGGCGCGATACGGCTATGAAGGCGCGCCTATTCGCATTGCCTTCAATGCAAAGTACCTTGTTACCTGCCTTCAGGCAATACCCGGCGAAAGCGTAAATATCTCCATGTCTACGCCTTCCCGCGCTGCGCTATTGGGCGCGCCGGGCGATGACAATATTATGGCGCTATGTATGCCTGTAATGTTAAGTGATTAGGATGCAACGACAAAATAGAGGGGACTTCAAAAAGGCGCTCGCTATGGGCGTCGAAGGGGAAGAATTAGTGTGCAGCGCCTTGCTCCGGATGGGAGTAACGGCGCTGCCGCTTTTTCAATTCAGTGACGAAATTGCGCCTAAGATTGTCACAGCGTCGGCGCGTTTTTCTTCGCCTGATCTTATCTGTTTTGGGCGCAAAGGCGCTTTTTTTGTGGAGGTAAAGACCAAAAATAGTTGGTCGATTGATCGCAAAAGTAACTTACTTGTAACGGGCGTAAATAAGCGCCTTTGGGACGATTACAAGGCGATTCAGGACGCAACAGGTATTCCAGTCTACATTGCCTTCAATCATCGTTCACAAGCGCCGGAGGGCGTTTTTCTGATAGGTTTGGATCGGTATAATAACGTTTGGGACGGACTGAACCGGACGGGCGAAAGGGTTGCGCAGGTGATTGTTCAATATGCCTTCAAAGACCTTAAAAAAATAGGGTAAAAGTTTTTACGTTACAACAAAATAACTTATATTTGTAGTGCATTCGCATAGTGATTAAGGTTTAGTAATTGTTCTGATTGTTTGATCCGCCCGCCGGATCGCTGCAAAGGTTCGGCGGGCAATCATGCGAATAGCTTTATAGCGCCGGAGTAGAGGCCAGCGCCATAAATGGTTTTATTATTCCTGTTGTATAAGGACGTAGCCTCTACCTACGTCCTTTTTTATTACCTTAAAATAAGACCTTTATGTTGATTCCTTTAGAAGTTTTGCGCGATCAAAACATTACCGACTTCGCAAAAGTCCTTTATGCTGAAATTGCTGATCAATGTTTAACCGGAGATGGATTCTGCCGACAAACAAATAGCGATTTAGCAGAGATCTTTCATAAAGATAAACTCACTATATCAAGGGCTATTAGTCAACTTGTTAATGCTGGACACATAAATTACAAAATAGACAAAGAAGGCGGGAATATTCGTCTATTGTGGATTGATTTTCCTTTTTTGCCTTAATGATAAATTACTTTTAATTTCAAATAACTATTTATGGAAACTTTTGATTTTTCTTTCTTCATACAAAGCAACCAATTCGAAGACCTTTCTTTGAAAGAACTCGGTTTGCTTACCTACATTACTCATC